TCTTTATATTTTTTAGTTGGTTTATGAATGGGATTACCAAACATATCAAGGTTCTTACCTTTATATCTTTTCTCCCACTTATTATCCGCCATACATTTTAATCCAACCTTGAGATTCTATTTTCCATTGTATATCTTCTTTACTTTTATAATTTGCCATATTTTTAACTTTAAAAAATCCCGCATCAGGCTGATACAGTTCCCACATAAAAACTTTATGTGTTATAACTACATCAGGTGACATATCATCAAAGTCGTGAGCAAGAGTGTTAAGAACTAACTCTTTAAGTTCCTTAGCTTTTGTTACATAATAATATGCGTGAGTTTTAATATCTTTTTTTGTTGTGATTGTAGTAGCAAAATCAATACCACTATATGCTTTCGCATAACTGTTATGACTTATTGCTAAACTAGAACCACTAGATAATAATGCAAATTCACTACACCCAGTTAAAATAACTAAGACAACAATTAAACTTAAAATTCTATTCACCATTTCTATACCGTCTCCTTCTTTCTTCAAGTTGGTCTTCTATTATTCTTGGAATACACCAACGGTAAAACATAACATCAGCAAATAAAAAATTTAATATATAACCTGCTTGTGTATATCTCAATCCAGTTAGTAAAGGTAACATTACAAGAACTATTATCATTAGAAAAATGTATCGGCTTGTATATTTAATGGGTATCCCCCAATAAAACCATTTTTCCATATCATTGATGTTTATATAAATCCTTTTGTCTATTTTCAGCCTTCTCTTCAGGAGTTTGTCCAGTAAGTTTTAATTTTACCTCTCCTTTTTCCTGAGTCTCTTGCTCTATTAATAAATTAATATATTGTATAGCCTTTTTTAAATCAGCTAATTGTTCTTCTTTAGTTTTGTGTTTGTGTCTCCATCTACATATATATTTAATAGCATTACCTTCAGCATACGGAATTTCATTCTGCATGATGAAAGTAATCGGCTCTATCTTAAACCTAAAGTAATGTGGTGGGTGTTTTATTTTATCCGCCATAATTTCACCTTCCCAGTTTTCTTATTGTATTCTTTATGTCTAAGTATGTGTGCAACTCTAGCTTGTTGTAGTGCTTCTTTAGCAGAGAAACCTTTTTCCTTATAGATACCTTTAACTATCTTCCATAGGTCTAAAAGGGGGACGTTAGTGTATTTCCTTATAAGTTTTTCTGCGGTTTTTATCCCTATATTTGGTATTCCTGTGTATCCATCAGTAGAATCACCCGCTAATGTCTGTATCATAAACCAATAATTAGCTAATCTTTCAGGTATGTCTTCAATATGTTCTCCATCTCTACACACCTTAGCAGGAATTTGTTTCATATCTTTATCAATAGAAACAATAATCCTATCTTCTGTAGGGTGTGGTTCAGTTGCAAGTATTCCTAAGACATCATCAGCCTCTAAGTTTTTGTAAATAACTCCATTATGTTTTTTCATAATGTATTCACGCAAAGCATTTAACACCATAGGTTTACGTTTTTGTTTACGATTATCTTTGTAACTCGGAAGAACATCTTTACGAAAATTATTCTTATCAGTTAAAGCACAAATATAATCATCAGCTTCTAAGTTAGAACCTAAATCATCTATATGATTATCTAAATCCACCTTACATTTATTCTCATCACAATGGAGTGTCCATAAACCATTACCCCAGTCTGTGTTTTGTTCATTAGCAGTAGCAATTCTGTATGCTAATATATCTCCGTCTATTAAGAGTACCTTTTTTAACATTTTCTTTTTTCTCCTTTTCATTTTTATCCTTTTCCGTTATAATTTTTTCTATCAAATATTTCGTTGATTGGGACAAGTACAAGTTTTGCCATATTATTATCTCCACCCATCACTGATTTATTTTTATAATTTTCAGCAAGATTTTTTACATAATCAAATTTGAAAATAATAGAACCAGTATAATCTTCATTACCTTCCTCACAGAAATTATGTATCCAAAGTTTTGTATTATTTTTTTTATGCGAGGGGTGAAATATCCCACTAGGTTTACCATAGCACGATACTTCAATACACATATTACCATTCCTAGTCCAAGATTCAAACTTCTCTGTTTTAATCTCAGCATTTTTTTTGTGCATTTTCAGTAGACTAAAAATTTTGTCTTCATGTTTCTGACCAAATTCTAAATCTGATTTAAAAGTATTTTTCATTAATGTGTTTCACTCCAATTATTTCCTATTTTATATTCTCCCGTTAAAGGTAATCGTAAATTAAAGTATTCACCAGTTTTCTTGATGGCTTCCACCGCTAACTTTCCAATCTTATCCGCATCTTCTTCAGGACATTCAACTTGTATCTCATCATGAACCCACACTACTTGTTGTGTATCTACATAATCTTTAATTACTTTATTAAATTCAACAAGCCATTGTTTACAAACTATAGCCCCCGAACTTTGTAATAAAGTATTTAATGCGGCATAAACTGAACGAATTTTAATCTGTCTTTTATCAAGACCTATTAAATATCCTCTCTCAGCCGCAGTCTGTACTTGTGTTAATAACTTATCTAATGCAGGTAAATTATTTAAGAAGCGTGTTCTTATTTTCTTAGCTTCCTTTAAACTTTTACCAGTTACTAACGCTATCTTTTTTACACCCCCACCATATAGGAAGCAGTAGTAAAATCTTTTTGCTAAATCTCTTGACTCTAAACCAACCATTTCTTTTGTTTCACTATGTATATCACCATTTAAAACTACTTTAGAATATTCTCCTTCATCAAACTTAGACATAAAATGTGCTAACAATCTAACTTCAAGTCCTGAAATATCTATGCCAACTAATTTTTTTCCAGTCGGTACAGTGAATAAACTTCTACATTCTTTTCCATAAGGAACTGTAACACTAGGAACTTGTCCTAAATTCGGGTGTGAATGACTTGCTCTAGCCGTTACTGTTGAATTAGTATTACAAGTACCATGTATCCTACCGTCATACTCATTCTTTAACCATGCTTGAGCACCTGTAGCTAATTGTCCTATCCTTTTATCTAATAAAAAATGTTCACATAATATTTTAGACTCAACATAAGGAAGACTAGCCAAAACAGTTTCATCTAATTTTGGTTTACCGTCATTGGTAAATTCTTTAGGTTTCCATTTATATCTTTCAATTAATCTATCAGCAGTATGTTGTCTGCTTGATGGATTAAAAGTAACAGTTCTCTCTTTATAAAATAACTCTCCTTTAATATATCCTCTAGCTTTATTATTTACTTTAGGTAAAAAAGGAGTACGCTCTAATCTTGGCGGAAATAGTTTTTGTAATTCATCTTCTAATTCTATCCGCCTAGCGTTTAGTTTGGAGTACAATTTAACTGCTTCGTCTTTATTAAACATAAAACCATAACGCTCTTGTTTAAATATTAAAGAAGCTACAGCATGTTCTAACTCCATAGCCTGACAAGAGTAACCTTTTCTTTCAATAGCACTATATAAACTATGAGTTACTTCTACATCTTGAACGCAGTAGTCCAACATAACAGGACTATACTCCTTCCAATCTGTGTCAAAGACTTCCTTATAGTTGCCCACCCTAAAACCCCACGCTTTTAAGCTATGTCTACCTATACAGTTAGTAGGGAAGTCATTTCGTTTAAAGTCTCTCTCCTTTATATCGGGATAGAGCAAACGAGTTGCTACTATTGTATCAAAAACCTTTCCTTTAGGTTTAAAGTCATAAAACTTTTGTAGGACGGGCATATCAAACTTAATAATATTATGTCCAATAATTAAATCTGCTTGTTCTAATTTTTTTATAGCTTCCTCATTATTTAATTTTATAATTTCATTAGTATCAATATCCTTTAAGACTATACAATGTACTTTAGTAGCTTGGTTTAAAAAACCATCTGTCTCTATATCAAAAACATATTTCATTTTTTATTTATCTCCTCTAATTCTTTTTTGTGTACTAAATTATCAAACTGATGGTCTTCCTTAGCTCTAGCTAAATCAGCTTTTAACTTTTCATTTTCTTTTTCAGCTTCTTGTCGTTTTTTCTTTTCCTCTCTCCACAACCAATAATATTTATCACTCATATCCTTATCATTTTCTTTATTACACTACGAGGGTAAATATTTCTGTCTCCAAATTCTATTTCTCCTTCTTCTATAAAATAACTTGCAAAAGAATAAACATAATCGGAAGTCTTATTAAAAACCCAACACTCAGTATGTATTTCTGCACAAGTCATATTATTAAATTCATTAGGAGTAGCTAAAATTGAATCACCAACTATATCTTCCCATATAATTTTATATTTAAAATATTTTTTATTCCCTGCAACAATAGGGTCACTAGGTTTCTTTTTCATAATTATTTTTTCCACCCGCCAAACAATCTATCATATAAAAAAATAAAGGGAAATAACATAAACCACAAAATAATTGTGATAACAATAACTACACCTTTATTAATTTTTTTAAGTTTCTTTTTCATTATTGTAAAGTATGTAATCTAACTTCTACTCTCCAAGCCGCAGACTCTCCATTCATAGCCATCTGTAGTAAAGCATCTTCCATCATAAAAGCGGTACTCTGTCTTCCAACATCTAAATAAACTGGCTTACCATATTTTTTAGCTTTACCTACAGCTTCTAATACATACGCTGACCAACTCATAGCGTCTGCCATACTTCTACTACCACCAATGAGTCCTTTAAAATTCATCAGATACTTCTCCTTTTACTTCAGTTAAACAACCAGTTTTTAAATCATAATAAAGATTACATGCTTTACCTGTTTCTCCTGAAAATCTATTCTTTAAAATATTTACTTTAGCTATATTATTATCTGCTTGTAAATCTCTATTCATGCTTATAATAATGTCGCTTAACTGAGCAATACTAGCACTCCCACGAATAGCATTTAATCCTATATTTTTTCCATCTTCAAAACCTTTATCTCCCTCTGACCTACGAAGATGACTAACTAATATTAATCCAATACCAGTCTCTTCTACTATAGCTCTTAATTTAGAAACAGTATAATCAATTAATTTTCTTTCATCAACCATTCGGGAGTCTTCACCTAATGCTGACAATGCCATGTGTAAATGGTCTAAAAAAACAAAGTCAACACCGCACCCCTTAGCTAAATATCTTATCTTAGATAATAAATTATCAGCAAGATTGTAACCAAGATGATGATATAAATAAAACTTTTTATTACCTACTGTGGATTTAAAAATCTTTTGTAATTCTTTTTCATCAGTTCCCTCTCTACTTAAATGTAAAGGTTTTTTCATAGCCACACCCATAATACCTAGAGCACAGCGTTTAGCTGTTTCCTCTAATGCTAAATAACCTACGCTAAAATCTTTGTTTAATAAATGTAATGCTAAGTGTCTACAGAATGAACTTTTACCTACACCTGTACCTGCAATAACTGTGACAAGCTCACCCTTCCTCAATCCATGTGTTTTTATATTCAAACATTCAAATGGATAATCAACACTTGTATAATTGTCTTCCTCTTTTATTTCATTCCATAAGTCCGCACCTAAAATTATTCCATCAGGTCTATAAGATTTACTAGACCAAATACAATCTATTAATTCTCTAGTCTTATTAGCTAACAACATATCATTAGCGTCCTTTAAAGGAAGACTACATATCTTAGCTTTATTAGGTGAGAATAATTTAGCACACTCTATAGCTCCTTGTTTACCTTGTTCGTCTTGGTCAAACATTAAAACTACTGAGTCAAATCCTTCAAGCCACTCTAACTCTTTTTGAATATCTCTTTTAGCTCCTTGTGCTCCACTCTTTACACTTACTACTGGAAATTTATTTGAATTAATTTTGGATACGCTAAGGCAATCTATTTCTCCCTCAACTACGATAATCATTGTACCTTTGTCTCTCCAAAGATGCTGACCAAACAAACCTGATTGTCTTGCGTCCCCTAGCCATTGAAAGGTCTTATCAGGGTTTCTTAATTTTTGTGCCACTAACTTTTTATCTTTATCATAGTAGTTAGCAATTTGTACT